ATGGACGTTATATACCCCAAAACGTCTCCAAAAGTCATGATCAAGCCTGAACAGGTCATAACCAGTGGACATCAAGCTGAAACTGGCTCAAATCGGCTGGAATCGGTTTTAGAACCGGAATCAGCTCGTCTCTTTGGGTCTGCACGGCCTAGAATCCACACGCCACTGAATGAATTGCCAACTCGTGGCAAAGAATTGATTGACTTTGCAGCGCAAGTGATCCCTGGTGGCTTCATGCCATGGCAGAAATGGCTGGCCATTCACAGCTTGAAATTGAAACCCGATGGCAGATATGCCCATCCCTTCCGGGTCTGCACTGTAGCCAGGCAGAATGGAAAGTCCACGTATATGCTGGCATTGATAGCGATGAACCTTTTCCACTGGAAAGATTCGCTGCAAGTGGCGTCAGCTCACCGGCTTGTGACATCGCTGGAGCAATTTAGATCACTGGTCGCCATGATCGAGGCCAACGATGATTTAGCAAAGCAAGTCAAGCGCATTAGATGGCAGCACGGAGCTGAGGAAATTGAAACGTTGGATGGGTGCCGGTTCGTTATCAAGGCTGGTGGATCAGCTGCACGCGGTATGAGCAAGCCGGAGTCCGTTCATTTGGATGAGCTGCGTGAAATGCATGATCTTGAATCGTTCGCAAGCTTGCGCTACACATTAATGGCCGCGAAAAATCCGAGTATTAACGCTTTTACAAATGCCGGAGACTCACATTCCAAAGTGCTCAACATGGCACGCGATCGTGGCTTGGCCGCAGCTGCCGGAGCCAACGATGATATTTTCTATGCCGAATGGTCAGCACCCACGGACGACGTTCACGATGAAAATAACTGGATCGCAAGCAATCCGGCACTTGGTTACACAATTCATCCAGACAACATCCGCGGCGTTCTCAATGATCCGCATGAAGTCGTGATGACGGAAGTTCTGTGCAGATGGGTTCAGACAATTTCCAGCATCGTCAATCCCCAGGCATGGGAAGCTTGCGTCGATATGTCGGTCGATCTCGATCCTGAAAAATTGACGTGGTTGGCACTTGACATTTCGCCGGATCGACGTCACTGCGCTTTGGTTGGTGCTCAAAAGCTTGGCAATGAAAATTTCGTCGTCAAGCTCTTGCATACCTGGGAGAATGATCGTCAGCTCGATGATAAAGCAATCGCAAATGACGCAGCCGCCTATTGCCGCAAATATCCCATCGAGCATTTGCTTTATTCCAGAAAAACATCGGGAGCCGTGGCAGCTCGTATGCAGCCGGCTGGAATTCCGATCTTTGACATGGACTCGGCCTATCCACAAAGCTGCGATGAGCTTCTCGGAGCTATTAATAGCCAGCGGCTCAAGCATCGAAACCAGGCCGAGCTGAACACGCAGATTCTTTCAGCTGTGCAGTTGCGTCGAGGCGACTCAAGCTGGGTGATTGGACGTCGTGCCAGTCAAGCTGCCGTGTGCGCTGCCGTGGCAACAGCTCTCGTGACACACTTTGCGACACGCCCAGAGACGGAAATCGATATATTGGTCGGTTGATGCTATAAAGCGGCGAAAATTATCACATGGGAATACGTGACATTTTTGCATCGCGATCAGTGCAGACAGTGACCGCACCTGCCGGTGCTGATGTAGCTGCCGCATTGGGGCCAGTCACATCGCTTGATTCACTCACACCATTTTTCGGCGGCGTTAATACTGCAACACGTGAGGAAGCAATGTCAGTTCCGACAATTGCACGTGGTCGCAACATAATTTGCTCATCCATCGCATCGATTGGCTTAGAAGTGATCGATCGCAGCACTGGAATGGAAATCGAGGATGCGACGCCACGTGTAATTCGTACACCTGATCCACGTGTACCAGGTTCAGCCACTTATGTGTGGACGTGCGAGGATTTGCTTTTCTATGGTTATGCATATTGGCAGATTACTGAGCTTTTCTCCGACACGTATCGAGTACGCAGCGTTCAGCGCATTTCACCATCGCGTGTAACAATTCAAACAAATTCGATGGCCACTGAAATCGAGTATTACATGGTCGATGGATCACCAGTTCCAAATTCAGGAATTGGATCGCTTGTCGTATTTAACGGCAATGATGAAGGTTTATTAAATCGAGCCGGTAAAACAATTCGTACCGGAGCAGAACTAGAACGTGCCGCGGCGATGTATGCACGCGAACCAATTCCATCGATGGTGCTCAAGAGCAACGGCACGGCCTTACCAGCTGATCGAATTGCAAAGCTTTTGGATTCCTGGGGAGTCGCACGCCGCAATCGCAGCACTGCGTTTCTCAATGCCGACGTGACGTTAGAATCAGTCGGCTTTGATCCTGAAAAATTGCAACTCAATCAAGCCAGGTCATATGTTTCAACCGAATTGGCCAGAGCTTTGGGAATTCCTGCGTATTACGTCGATGCCGAAACTGGATCATCGATGACGTATAGCAATGCAACAAATCAACGTCAGACTTTGCTTGATTTCTCATTGATTCCACTTATGACATCGATTTCCGAAAGATTATCGATGCCTGATTTCGTTCCACAATCACAAGAAGTCAAATATGATCTCAGTGATTATCTACGCGGCTCAGATTTGGAACGTGCAAATATTTACAAGACTTTGAATTCAATTGTCGATGCAAATGGCAATCCAGCCATAACAGTCGAGGAAATTAGACAAGCAGAGGAAATGATCAAATGAAAGTCACCACACCATTCACAATCACAGCTGCCGATTCTGAAGCTCGTACAATCACCGGCAAGATCGTTGAATTTGATACACCAGCAACGGCATCAACCGGCAAAGTGCTTTTCAAGCGTGGATCACTTAATCCTGCAAATGTAAAGCTCAATTTGGAGCACGATGCAGCTCGTCCTATTGGCAAGACGCTATCGATGGAACTATCACCGGACGGAAATTCCATTGAAGCCACTTTCAAAATCTCAAAAACTACTGCCGGCACGGACGCGATCCAGGAAGCAATGGATGGACTACGTGACGGCTTTAGCGTCGAAGCCAATGCAAACGATTTCACTCACGCAAAGGATGGAACAATGATCGTCAATTCAGCTGATCTTGTTGGCGTCGCATTGACCCACAATCCGGCATTTGATTCTGCACGTGTATCAAATGTCGCCGCAACAACAGCACCCGAAAATTCTGAATCATCAACCGATGAAGCAGAAGCCCAACCACAACAATCAACAGAAGGAGACGTCGTGGAAAATACCCCCGTCACAGAGCCAGCTGCCGTAGAGACGGCGGTAGAAGCTTCAGCACCGGTTCAAGCTGCATCAGTAGCAAAGCCGGTCAATTTCATCGCAACACGCAATCCAATTGTTTCACCTGAAACATACTTAATGCACAAAGTCGCAGCTGTACGCGGCAATGAGGAATCTCGTGCGTTTATTGCCGCAGCTACAGCATCCACCGATAACCCAGGATTGATCCCAACACGTCAGCTCCGCGAAGTCGTCAATGGCCTTGCAGACAATGTGCGTGCTTCAATCGATTCCATTTCAAATGGAACCCTGCCTACAGCTGGCCTTACATTCCAGATTCCAAAGATCACAGTGCTTCCATCTGTAGATCAAATCGATGAACTCGATCCAGTAACACCAACAGTCATGGAGTCAGAGTTCATAAATGTGGATGTCAAGTCCTTCAAAGGCTCCCAGGTAATGACCGTCGAGCTCGCTGATAGGTCAGACCCACTTTTCTACTCTGAATTGGTTTCAAATCTTTCTGCACAGTATGCACGTAAAACAAATGAATACAATTCAGCACAGATCATCGCTGGTGCAACAAAGACTGCAACCGGTTATGGTTCAGACATCACAGCTGCCGAATTGCTCACATGGATTTCAAATGGCGCAGTCAGCGTTTATTCAAACACCATGAAATTCGCCGATGCAATTGTCGTCAGCCCAGCAATGTGGGGACGCATCATGTCATTCAACGATGCTGGACGTCCGATCTACAATGCATTGAACCCAATGAACGCAGCTGGAAATGCACAGCCACGCAGCCTTCGCGGATCAGTGAACGGCATCGATCTTTGGGTCGATACAGCTCTCACCGGAACAGCTGATAACTCAATGTACGTAATCAATCGCGATGCATACACCTGGTATGAATCTCCACGCTTGGAGCTTCGTACAAACGTCATTTCAGACGGCTCAATCGGAATTCTCATGTACGGCTATGGCGCAACTGCAACAAAAATTGCAGCTGGTGCATACGCTTTCGCAGACTAATTCCACACTAATCATCGGCCGGCTCATCTCCCGAACCGGCCGAGTCGCAGAGAGGAACGGAAATGCCAAATATCATCACGGCTGATGAACTACGTGCTGTACTTGGCGTTTCCGATTCCTTATTTGATGACGCATATTTAGATCAAATTATTGACAGCGCAGAGGCAACAATTTTGCCAATGCTCACGCAATACCAAAGCGCAGTAGTTGCGACAACAATCAAAAGCGATGTGCTTTACATCGACACACTGCGTCCAAATTTTTTCGTCCAGGGGCAAGGAGTCGTCCTGGCCGGAGTCGGTAACGGACTCGATGGCGCATACACAGTCAGTGATCATTCCGTCAAGCCATTTCAGGTCACTTGCGATGTGAATGAAGCTGATCGGATCACCACACCAGTGATCCCGGCTGGAACGATTACACTCGACGGCGGATCAGCTGCCGAGCTTTACGCAAATGTGGCTCCCGTCAAGACTGCCATTTTGATCGTCTCTACAGAAATTTTCCAAAGCGTAACTGCACCAGGCGGTCAAATTGAAGGCGTGGACTTTGCTCCAACGCCATATCGCATGGGTCGCAGCTTACAAAATCGAGTCATTGGATTGATTTCAGCTTATTACGATGTGGAATCTATATGCCAATGACAACTTTGCTCGATGTCCGGACTGAATTAGCGGATGCGCTATCAGGAGTAGCTGCATCGGTTTATCCGGTAGCACCTGAAGCCGTGATCCCACCAGCTTGCGTAATTATTCCCGATTCACCTTGGCTTGAAAATCTATTGATCAATGGAGCAGTAACAAAAGTCAAAGTCAATTTCATCGTGACGGCAGCGGTCGCAAATAACGCCAATTCAGGTGCTTTGGATCAATTGGAAGCACTCATCATCAGCATTTTGGGGGCAATGCCCGCAGGATACGTCGTCGGAGACGTCCAACGTCCGTCAATCGTTTCGGTTGGGGCATCGAATTTGCTTGTCGCAGATTTGAACGTCTCAACTTATTTCACTCAAGAAAATAACTAGGAGCAAAAATGACAACTATCATCACCGGTAGAGACATCACATTCACCATCGATGGTGATACGTACGATGCTCAAGCTACATCCGCAACCCTTACCATCGATTCAACAATCAACACTTATCAAACACTCGATGGCAAGGCTTACTACACAACAGATTCGCAGGGCACTTTCGCCGTTGAAATGCTTCAAGATTTTGGAGCTGGATCGTCACTTTGCGAAGCACTTTGGAACGCAGCTGCGTCTGCACCAAATACAGCTTTGCCAGTGCTATTCACAGTCAATGGAATTGCTTACGCTTTCGAAGTTCAGCCAATTTTCCCAGCTCTTGGCGGTACTGCACCGGATGCACTCACTGCGTCACTTTCATTCACTTGCGTAACCACGCCAGTGCTAGATTAATAACAAAGAATCGGGAGAAAAATGAAACTACCAATCACAATTGAATACACGGGTGGCAACCAGGAAACCTATACAGCTCAACCACCAGAGTGGGCTAAGTGGGAAAAAATGACTGGCAACATCATTTCACAGGCGCAAGAGAAAATCGGAATCGCTGATCTCTTATTCCTGGCCTATCACGCAATGAAACGTGAAAACGCTGGGAAACAGCCCGTGAAACCTTATGAAATTTGGTGCGATACAGTCGTCGAAGTTTCAGTCAGCCAGTCAGACCCAAAAGCCACAGACCCGGAAGCCTAGGCCGGATACTCGTTGATCTAGCCTTGGCAACCGGAATCCCGATGCAATATTGGGAATCAGCCGAGGACATTTTGACGGCCATCGAGATACTGGAGCAGAGAAATGCAAAGTGAGGTCATCGCATACGATAAAAGCGATCTCCGCGGCGTGCTTCGTGCTTTCAAGGCGATGGATGAACAAGCTATCCAGGAAGCACGGGTCACATCAAATGCTTTGGCCACGTATTTACAGGGCAAGATTCAAGCAAAGGCTGGCACGTTGCAATCACGCAACGTTGCCGGCCGAATTGCCGATGGATCACGTGTGAGCAAATCCAGCAAGATTGGTGAAATTTCATTTGGTTTCGTAAGTCAGAAATTTTCAGGTGGCGGCACGACTCAACAGCTTTGGGGTGGTTCAGAATTCGGATCGAATAGATTTAAGCAATTTCCAGTCTGGTCAGGTCGTGAAGGCCGCGGATCGCGTGGATGGTTTATCTATCCAACGCTGCGTGCCGAACAGCCTTACATCATCAATGAATGGGAACATTCATTCGATAAGATATTAAAGGAGTGGAGCTAATGGCTACCGGATCACGTACGCTGAAACTGGCAATCCTTGCCGATGTAGATCAGCTCAATAAATCGTTAAAGGCAGCAAATAACGATGTCGAGGATTCCAGTAGCAAGATCAGTGATTTTGGAAAAAAAGCCGGACTAGCTTTTGCAGCTGCCGCAGCTGCCGCAGCAGCTTATGCGGTCAAGATTGGAATTGACGGCGTTAAAGCTGCCATCGAGGATGAAGCTGCCCAGGTTAAACTGGCACAAGCTTTGAAAAATGCCACGGGTGCAACCGACGATCAGATCGCATCGGTCGAAAAACAAATTTTGAAAATGAGCCTGGCTACAGGCGTCAGCGACGACAAACTGCGTCCGGCCATGGCTCGACTATCGCTATCGACGCAAGATGCCAGCAAAGCCCAGGAATTGCTATCGCTGGCTCTTGATATATCAGCACAGACTGGAAAGCCGCTGGAAGGCGTCGCCAATGCCTTAGGAAAGGCATACGACGGGCAGACGACAGCTCTTGGCAAATTAGGCGTTGGCCTATCGTCAGCTGAACTCAAAGCGATGTCATTTGAGCAGGTTCAAGGCCGTCTGAATGAGCTATTTGGCGGCGCAGCTCAAGCCAATGCCAACACATTTGCCGGACGCAT